TTCAACCCTGGCTGTGGCATAAAGGTAGTAACAGACTGGTTGATAAGGTATTCAATTTCCTTTGGCTCATGGTTATCAATTAACAGGGTCATTGTCACGGTCTCCAATAGTTATTGTTACTGGTATACTGGTCTCTACCTCAGTGCCACATTGTGGACACTCATAGGTTAGTTCATATATATCGTGGTACCCACCATACATATTATTAAAACCATCCTTCTGGTATCTATAATCTTCCAGCATAGTAATTTTGTGCGGACATTTAGGGCAATACATTTATTTCTCCGTCTCTCCTATTTGCCTATTTGGCTAGTCTCGATTCTCGCTGAGTAAGCACTAAATCAACATTACGCTGTTTATTCTGTCGGTGTGTGCTGCAACACACAAAAACTTTTATCGAAGCTGTGTGTTCAACTCAGTCAAAGTTTTATTTACCAACATGTGAATGGCTGTGTGAGTACCACCACTTTCAATTAATGTTAGGTTTTCTAGTCTGTTGTCATTCCTCTTCCTGTTAATATGATGAACAATCTCACCAGGTTTAAGGCATCTGCCTAAATGTTGAGCCATTATTAAGCGGTGTTCTGCTATACCACCATTAGATGTCATTGGGTAATATGGACTGTCTGGCGGTACTTTGGTATACCAATAACCGTCATAGTCTGGGTCCCGTTTATTCATTATGCTACTCCTTTAATCATCCTTATAACTTGGTTAATCTTTTCATAGCTAGGTTCTTGGAACACCATGCCTTCCAACTGTTTGACCTCAGCCAGTTCCACCTTACAATAAGGCTTGCTGACTTTATCATCCCAATAGGTATGGACAATAACATCAGCACCATCACCTAATGGATTCCAGCCTGACCGTTCCTTCCTACCTGTCTTAGCATCAGCAATTCCACCCTTACCATCAGGCATAGGTCCATATTCATCACGGCTATGGTGAGTTAGAACCAAATGTTTACCATGAGCCTTGGCTTGGTAGATGATTCCTCTCATACGGATGTTAGGTTCCCTATACTCGATTGGTAGTAGGCTGACCCGTAGTTTCTCACTAGGTAATATATTGCCAGCCCCATCTAGTTGTATTTCCTGCTTTTCTTGTAGATAGCCAGAACAACAAATCTCCCATAGCAAAGTACCTGTATCAACTACTATGGTGTTTATGGTTGGGTCATCCAAATGCTGAATATAGTTAATGAGGAACTTATACCATAGCTCCTTCATACCTACAATTATTTTACTAGGTCTGGTTGTAAGTTTGGTTGGGTCTATAGTACCTACTTGGAATGGCATAGGATATGTTTCATGCATAATCAACCCTTGGACTACTTCGGATAGGAATCTGTATTTTGCTCGCTCCCATCCGCCTATGTCAAACTCCATTATTATCAACGGTTTTGGAAAGGTTGCTGCCATGGTGCTCTTGCAACTTTTATCATTCCCCCATATACCTGCAATCATTTTATACCTCTTTGATTTAACTCCTTCACTTTGTTAAAATCATCTGTGTCTTCTTGGGACGGAACCCATATTAGCCTCCATTCAGGACTACCTCTAAACATACCTCTAGTCTTTGCTACTTTATCCAATGCCCTTATACAATAACCAATTATAATGTCAGCCTGTTCATGTTTTATTGGTAGGTAATCAAGAATCTCAGTTAAAAATTCAAGGCAATCACCCATAGAGTATAATTCCCAAAACCATTTACCTCTATGTTTTGGATTCTTATCCTTATAGTAATAGACATGCCCAGTATTTCCAGCCATAGCCTGGAATTTGTATATGAACTCCTTATCAGTATTAGCCATACCTATTCTGGGTTGGAATGAGTTATGATTTTTGTGTAGTAAGATATAACCCTCTGCTGCTATAGTCCATGCTATTGCTTCAGGATTTTTAATAACACCATCATATAACAGTGTGACATTACTCATGGCACTAGCCTCCCCTTCCTTCTATCTTGAACCCTTCGACCAGCCTCAGTCCTGATTTGATTCAGGTCCCAAGTTGATATGGTGTCTGGGTTACGCTTACCATATCTGTCTTGGTACAGTTTCTTAGTCTCATCATCAATCTCTCTGACTATCCTCTGTTGGTCAGCTCTGGTTATATGAACTCTACCCATTGGCTGGCTCCTGATACAGCATCCCTTTAACACAGTACCTTGCTACCTCACAATAGCCCTTGCATCTGGCTCCTTCCCAACATTCACGGTCATTACAAGGTTCAGTCCATCCTTCTTTCAAAGCCTTATCTAGGTTAAACGCTTTAGCATTAAAGTAATCCCTTACTACCAAATCATCCAGCCTGTCAATAGGTATTTTGTAAATATTCCTAGCTATACCTCTACCATGAGCCACAGCTAGTCCACCGTCCCTAACCGTTACCTGCAATTGCATCTTGGATATAGCTATACCTAGCTCCTCCAGCATTATTCGGTAACGGTTTAGTTGTAATTCCTCATTAAATACATCAGCCTCTTGAGGCATAGCTTGAAATACTGAAACCATCTTGGGTTCACCAGCCTTACCCCACTTACCTGATATCTTATATACTGCTCCAGTAGGGTCAGGCTTCTTACCTATCTCAACTATGCCTATGGCTTTGGCTACTCTATAACTACCCCATAGTTTATAGTCCGTGATAGCAAAGGAATCATTAGGCTCTGGCTCCAGCAGGTCAAATATATCCCTGTCTATGTTGAGAGGAATTTCAGACGGCAGTCCTAGTTCCTTAGCCTTCATATCAAGTCCTTCATGGTGTTTAGTACCAGCTAACATGAAGGCTCTACTGTCAGGGTCGACAACATAAGGCTGAGTCAACTTGAGGAACTCATACATGGTACCGTTTAGGAGCTGGGTAGTGCTAGGTACTCCAGCCCATTCTCTCTCCTCAGCCATTAAGGTTAGAGTTGGTAGAGTAAGACAGCGTTCATCCATTCTACATTTGGTCAGGCAATCCTTAACTGGAGTTACCTTACCGTCAGGGCACTTGAGCCACTCAATCATAGTTACCTCCTTCTTAGTGGTGCCAGCTAGTCTTATCGTGTCCTTATACAGGTGGTATCTTAGACCAGTATCCTGCCCCTGCCCTTTCGGGTAGCTGGCACACTTGCTGGCTCGGTCGCTTTCGCCTAGAAACATTCAGCAGTTGTACGCCTCCTGTCAGACCGATAGTTAAGGACACCAGCACTCAATTGTTAATCCTTCTTCACATGGAACACACCATTATCATCTTTGGTAACCATACCAACAGCTTCCAGCTCTGGGATAAATGCACCACCAATGATTTTTGCTACCAATGATTGGTCACCCTTTACCAGCACATCTTGGAACACTAAAGTATTCCAGTCCTGTTGAGTTTTACCATCCAGCAGATTGAGAGCCTGTTGTACAGGAGTGACTCCAGTGGGAGTATCCACTGTTGATGTGCTTGCAGATACTGTGGCAGCCACTCCAGAATGAGGAGTGCCACCAACACCCTCAACATAGACTACTTCCCAGGCTTCTCTTGGTGTTTCGGCCTGTTTATCATTATCCCACATCATGTGGCCTGGTATTACCTTCCACTCCTGTACCTTACCAATCAGGAAGTCCTGGTTCTTAACCTGTGCTTGTGTTGCATTGCTATCTACACCAGCATTTATGAGTTTATCCATGGAAGCACCCAGTACACCCATGTTAGACTTGGTACGGTTAGAGTGCATCATAGAAATCTGGGCTATCGGGAATGGATATGGCTCAGCGGAGTCAAAGACCTCCAACTCGGAGAAATTGTAGTTAACCTCCAGCTTGGCTTGTGGCATAGTACCACGTTGAACCATACTGCCTGTAATGGAGCCTAGTTTACCTTTGAAATACCTCAATGGTGAACGAAACCCTCCTGCCTCAAATCCTCTTGTCTGTAATTGTGCTAGTACCTGTTCCGGTGTTAGTTCGGTCATCTAGTTTCTTCCTCCTGTTTTATTATTTCCTTTATACTTGCCATGATTAGTTCTGATACCTTTAGTTTCTTCCTTGCTGCTATTTCTCTGAGTTTCCACTTTTCTTCCTCACTTAACCTAACAGCTATGTGGAATCTCTTATCATTCACTCTACCTCCTCCGTTAAAATCTTTCACAAGTTCATTATAACACAATGGTTAGTCTGTGTCAATCAGAACATTTGTGCTGTTATTATGTAAAGTTAGGAGTCATCCTGTTCCTCCTTCAACCATTCATCATAGGTTTCACACTCTTCTCCAGCCTCCATCAAACAATGCTTGTCTACAAGGGTGCAGGTGGAGCCTTCATAGACCTCATCAAATTGGTCGTCATAGGCTAGGGTTGTTTTT